ACCAGATGCTGTATAAGCTCCTGGGTTAGAGGTTACTGTGTAACTGGTAGGGGCTCCTCCAGTAGCTGCTTTAGTAAAAGCCACGGTAGCAGCGCCGTTGTTAAATGCTTTTCCAGAGCCAACGTCTGTAACCGATGATATTGTTGGCGCGTCAGGAACATCTGGTATTGTTGTATTTCCAGCGTCCGCATTGCGGTATTTGTTCCTATTTAAGGTGTTAAGTCTGCTTGCCTTCTTAATCACGACTTAATCTCCTTAGTTGTCTTGGACTTGTGCGTCCTCATAGGTGTGCCCACCAAGTCCTGAATTACTAGCTTTAGTAGCGGACATTAGGAAATCTCACTTCCAAAAGCACTAAATGAGACAGTTGTTGCAGAGCTGTAAACTTGAATTGTAGCGCCATTTTGTAAGGTTATACCTAAAGTTAAAAAGGTAGTATCGTTGGCGTTTACAGTGGCTCCATAAACAACCATGTTTGCGGAAGAAGGCGCAGAGCTGTTAGGTACCACAGCAATTCTATAAGTTGCTGCGGTTGAAGTCTGGTTGCATACCGATATGGTAGAAATAATTGCAGAAGAGGTCCCACTAGGGGTGTACAAAGTGGTATATGTGCTTCCACCCGCGGCTGTGGTTTGCTGACCTAGTATCTTATAAGCGTTTGCCATGGTACTCCTTAAATGGTAGTAAAGCTAGGATAGTAAAAAGTAGAGCATTTGTACCCCTAAAGTAGAGATGTGATACCATATCCCCATGAATCTTGTCCAGCGCTCTGTTTCTAATGGGGGAAAGCTGGCCCCTTTAGTAATCCCAGAAGGTCTAACTTCAGGCACTGGGCTTATGAATCCATCTATCTTTATTGATGATGATGGGGACATTTTAGTCAACTTGCGCCATGTAAATTATACACTGTACCACGCTGAGAACAAGCAGAGGTTCCCCAGCCCCTTTGGACCTCTTGCTTACCTTCACCCTGAGAAAGATCAGCGCTTAGTTACAGAGAACTATCTTTGCCGTTTAGATGAGAACCTAGAAATGATCAACCATACTAAGGTTGAGATGCTCCAACTCCACGAGCCTATTTGGGAGTTTGTAGGTTTAGAAGACGCGCGCCTAATGCAATGGGAGGGCGTTTACTACTTAGTTGGGGTTCGGCGAGACACTACTACCCATGGCCAAGGTCGTATGGAGTATAGCCAGATTGAGATTGACAAAGAGACTTGGGCAGTGAAAGAGATAAAGCGCAAACGCATACCCGCTCCAGCGCCTGATGCGTCTTATTGTGAAAAGAACTGGTACCCCATATTAGATATGCCATATTACTTTGTAAAATGGACCTCACCTACAGAGATTGTTTATGCGCATCCTACAGCTGAAGAGACTAAACAGATTAGTGTTAGAGAGTCTCCACGAACTCCCTTAGACCAACGAGGTAGCTCTCAAGTGGTGCGATGGGGAAACATGTATATTTCTATCTCACATGAGGTAACTCTTTACAAAAATTACTTATTGCAAAAAGACGGTTTATATCGCCACAGGTTAGTCTTATGGGATCAAGAAATGAACCTCATTGGATATAGCAAAGAATTTTCATTTTTAGATGGGCAGATAGAGTTTTGTGTTGGAGCTGCTAAGCAAGGTGGAGATCTTCTTGTTAGTTTTGGTTTCCAAGACAATGCTGCATTTGTTCTTAGAGTACCAGGTCCAGTTGTAGAGGATTTAATTGTGGAGGCTCTTAGTTATGAGAATTGAAGACTTAGTAGTAGAGCTGTCTAAAGATCCTTTTAACCCAGAACTTAATTTCAAATGCGCTTTAGAATACAACAGAATTAATCAAACCGCTTCTGCCGTTTCTTTTTATCTTAGAACAGCTGAGTACGGTGATGAAGTAAAAGACAAAGAGATTATTTATATGTCTTTATTAAAAATGGCTTTGTGTTTTGAGGATCAAACTGACAGACAGCACACTGTAATTAACTGCTGGCGTCAGGCACTCATTGTAGACCCACATAGACCAGAGGCATACTTCCTAATGTCTCAACATTATGAGCGCCAAAAATCATGGCAAGAAGCGTACATGTGGGCAGAGATGGGTTTAAGAAACCTAGCTTCAGATCTTCCTGAGTATGTAGGATATCCAGGAATATTTGCTTTAGAGTTTGAAAAAGCGGTAGCTGGTTATTGGATAGGTAGATATGAAGAGTGCATATCACTATTTAAAAACTTACTTGCCTCAGACATACCTGAAACTTATAAAGAGTCGGTCAAAGGAAACTTAAGGATATTAAATGTTGCTTTTTGATATAGGCGCTAACCGCGGAGATGCCACTATTGCAGGTCTTAATAAAGGTTACCAAGTAGTTGCCTTAGAGCCTGCGCCAAGAGTGTTTGCTGAGCTAGTAAAAAACTTTATTTATAATCCAGCAGTTATTCCTTTAAAGTTTGCAGTTTCAGACTCTAATGGACAACTAATTGACTTGTACGAGGCTGACGAAGATGGCCTATCTTCTATAAATAAGCATTGGCTTACTGGTGATGAGATGCCCTACAAGGGTAAACCTTTTAGAACTGTAAAAGCATATACCACTACAGTTGATTCCTTAGCAAATGTCTATGGAGAGCCTGATTTAATAAAGATAGATGTAGAAGGCGCCGAATGGTCTGTGTTTAAGGGCATGACTAAGCACCACGGAACCCTAACTTTTGAATGGACAAACGTAACTATTGGCGAGCACCAATCTCAGTTAGAGTATTTAAAGTCTTTGGGGTACACAGAGTTTGGCCCACAGTTTATTGAGCACCATCTTCAAGAGCCTAAAGAATGGTTTTCTATTGAAAAATATCGCTTAGACGATTGGGCAATCAAGAACTTAGCAAAATGGGAAGACGGCGGTTGGAAAAAGTCAGGCCTCAGACCTACAGCAGATGTGGGAATGTGCTGGGTTCGTTAATAGTAGTTTATCTGAAATTTATCGCGTAATGCTGAGTGGCGGGAGTGTTATACCTGGGCAGAGCTAGGCCTCTATCATTCAACAGATACAGCCAATCCCTTTTTAGAATACCCGGGGGAATACGCACTTAAGTTTGAAAAAGCGGTAGCAGGATGGTGGGTAGGAAGAACAAAAGACTCTGTAGAGATCTCCAACTCTCTATTAAAACAAGAGTTAAACGATGACTACAGAGTCTGTGTTTCAAATAATTTAAGCAGGATTGTCGGGTTAAGGGCTAACCTCTACCGCATCTGCTAGTACTGTTTCATTCACTAATTGATAGTCATCATTTCCGCATTGATTACATGTAGGGAAATACATTGGCTCGTCTTTTCCACGTTGCTCAATATACTGATGTCCACAACATGCTGACACATATTCAAATCTAACTGTCATTTATTTATCTCCATCTTAGTAGTAAAGAAGAATGCAACCATTACCGCCAGTTCCATTTCCAGCACCCCCACCGCCACCGCCAGAGCCACCCGTTCCACCAGAACCACTAGAAGTATTGCCTCCTACACCCAAAACCCCTGCTCCACCTGCTCCTCCACTGCCAGTAGTTGTGCCCCCCGAACCAAACAGCCCAGAACCACCTGCTCCACCAGTACTGCCATATGAACCGCCGCCGCCTCCAGTAAATGCTCCATTTCCTCCTGAATTCGTGCCGCCAGAGCCACCACCACCGCCACCACCACCAGATAGTCCAGCCCCTCCAACTCCTGCGCTTCCTATAGAACCAGCACCCGCACCGCCTGCACCGCCTCCACCAACACCAGCAGCACCTGATAAGCCACCTGGTGTACCACCTGGTGTACCATAAAAAGAAGTTCCACCTGAACCCCCAGAATATGCAGTTGTTCCATTGTACCCGCCCCCACCGCCTCCACCGCCAAATACTGTTGATGCACCAGCGCCACCAATGTTCGCAGCACCGCTACCGCCTCCACCAGCAATAAGACCCCCAAAAAACGTGTTACCACCAGAAGTCAAGGCTGCTCCGCCTGCTCCTACTATACAAGAAGTAGTAGTAGAGACTTTAGCCCAGCCAATGGTAACGCCTCCACCTCCGCCACCTCCTCCATTATTGCCGCTACTAGACCCACCGCCACCGCCACCTCCACCACCTACTAAAACTGCGTAAACCCAGTTAATACCTGAAGGAATAGTGACAGAAGTTCCAGAGGTAATTGTTTGTTGAAGTGTCAAATTTACTGGTGCGTTAGTTGCAAGTGAAGGAATTAATGTGCTACCCATTATAGTGTTACTCCTGTAATGTGAAAGTTAACTGAAGTTGCTGAGGCACCACCCTGAATTGTTTTACCTGTACCTGCAGATACTACTGTCTGTTTTAAATCAATAAATTGAGTAGAGTTTGCAGGAAGCGCAGTAGTTGTAAACAATGCAGTTCCATCAATAGTAAGAGTAAAGGTCTGTGCTGAGGCTGAGGTATTAGTTACCGCAATATTAGTGACAATATAAGTGCTGCTTGTAGCACCTG